TGAGCCTCGTGATCTTGATAGATAAACGCCTTGACCGGCTTTCCTGTTAGCAGATCCATGTTTTCGCTGACCGGATCGGTCGGTTTCATGTCCGCATCAGTAGGCACAATCTTATCAGCGTCACGAATGCCTAGAACTTCTAACATTTGACGGTGTAATAGTGGCATGTCGTACATTTCTGGGGCTTGTGCCGCCAGTTGTAGCGCCGCTTGGTACTGCATAATGCGCTGTGCCATCGTTCCAGCGTTAGGATCGCTAACAGGAATGATGTCAACGCGGTCATCGAAGTCCTCAGGGACAATCGGGTCGCCTTTTGTGGCGTATGGGTACTGATCTGGCCCAAAATCCCGCACAACATGGGTCAATATGCGTAGTTCTACCCGCATTGAGGCGTGTAAACGCGCCTGAACCGCGCTCATTACCTTCATTGCTCGCTCTAACAGCGCTAATGTCGTGCCAACTGGCGCTTCTGCGTTCATATCGGCGGCTTTTACGTCGCCTGCTGACGCAAATCGGCGGCCTTCCTCCACAATATCGCCCATCAACTGGTATAAAACGTTGCTTGGCTCTTTGTAGGGCAAGAAACTAATGTTATCTCGGATGGTTCCACCCGGAACATCCACATCTCGAAACTCTCCGGGCATGATTGGGGTGTCATCACCCTTAATTCGCAGTCCTCTGGACTTCAAACCACCCGGTAAGTTAGACAATGTACCCGCATCGACTAGTTGTCGGAGCAATGACGTGGCAGATTTAGCCAATCCACCAATCATATGGATCAATCCGAAGCCATAGAACCCTAATCCGGGCATATACTGGTAGTGAACAAAGTGCTCTCGCTTCAGCTTGCGAGCATCATCCTCGTACCAGTTGCGTCTGATTGACAAAATGGTGCGTGATGACAGGTCAATAGTGACTACATAGGGCAGTGCAATGCCTGTTTCCTTGCCGCGCTCAGTATCTTCGAAGCCAACAAGGTCAAGATTGACGTGCATTTCGAGCAATGTATGCCGATCATCATAGTCATAGCTATTCGAATCGCCAGTTAGCTCGTTATATTTCTGCTCAACCGGATCTGCATCGGGAGCAGGGCTAGGCAAATCCACATCACGGAAGAACCCAGACACTTGAAGCTTGCGAATATCGTTACTGCTTTTCTTCATGACATGAGTTGAGCGCTCACAGGTCGTCAAGTCAGACGCACCATAGCTCACCACGAAGTCTTCAGCCGGTACAAACATACTGCAAGGGCGACCTAAGTTAGGATCGTAGTACACCTTACGGAATGCGCTACCTGCCAAAGGCAAAGAGAACAGCATCTTCTCCGTTTCGGAGCGATACTCTGACATTTTCTCAGTCAATAGATAGTTCAGATAGTCCTGAACACGCTCAGCTTGCTTCTCTTTGTCAGCATCAATTACACCAACAACCTTGGTCTTTACAGGTCCGCTTGCCGGGAATATCTCTTGGATTGACTGAGACTGAAAACGAATCACCGATTCTGTTAACAGTGGGTGGAAGACGCCACACGCGCCATCCCAAGGCGTTGTACGGTCCTCATGCTTAAGACCCAACAGGTCGAGACCTTTAACGTAAGAACGCTCCCAGTCGGCTCTGCTTTCCTTGTCAGAACGAAACGATCCAATAAGCTCAGATGCCAGTGAATCTAGGTCTCGATCATCCATAGCCTCAGCTAGGTTGTCGTCGTGGCCCAGACCCATCATCTCACCCATGTCAGGGTCGAAGTCGATCAGCATCCCACCGTCAGGTGTGTTAATGCCTACCTGCTCAGGATTGACAATCTCAACTTCAATTTGTTCGCCTTGTTCTAAAGGCTCGCCCATAAGGGCGCGGTCAATCGCCATTTAGCGCTTACCACCACGCTTGCCACCCTTGGTGGCCATTTTGCTTTGCATGGTTTTGCCGCCTTTAAAGTAGCCTTTTGTTTTAGGCACCATACCGCCAGCCTTCATTTTGCCTTTGCCATCTGCCGCAAAGAACGGAACCATCTTTCCGTCTTTTTCTACCATAGGTAGTTTACCGCCAGCTTTCATGCCTTTGGGCTTCATCATTTTGCCGCCAGCCATATAGCCTTTGGATTTCATTTTACCGCCAGCTTTATAGCCTTTACTCTTCATTTTCTTCATCGGAGTCTCCCGCATAGATGTTGTCGAATACTTGATTCACATCGAGTGTGTAATCGAGATCTGACTTGCTGTAATGAATGTGTTGCGAAGGACGGAAGTCCGGTGCTCCCTCGCCTGTTTCGAACCATGCAGGATGTGTTACCCGCACTCTGTTGTTTGGTAACGCTACGATGTTGCCCGTCCACGGGCCTGCATCTAATAACTCTAACACATGGCTTTGCTTGTGCTGGGCTGGATCGTCAGCAATCTCGTTCTCTGCGTAATCCACAGTGAAGTAATACTTAGCAGGGAATAACTTACCGTCTATCTTAGCCAGCCACGGACAGGGTGTTGCCCTATCTAGCTTGTATACCGCGTGATGGTGAGAGCTACAATCCCAAGGCTGGGCCGCCCATACGGGCATCGGCTCTGGCCATTCTTCGTAGGGCGTGTCTGCCACTAACGCAGTAATCGGCATTCTGGCCCACATTGCGCCACCGTGAACGTTAGGCTCATCGGTGTCATATGTTTCAGCGCCAGTAAAAATAACCTGAAAACTTAAACAGCGTGTCGGCATGGTGGTCACTGCTATCGCCATAGCATGTAGGAACTCGCCGTGATACGCCGTATGGTTGTGGGTATACTCTCGTCTTACCCAGCACTTGAAGTGCGGTATGTTGCTTTGTAGATAGGCCATTAGCGTTCCTTGTAAAAGGTTTTTTCCCACTCAGCGTGCCGCTTAATGGGTTCCTTAAAGTAACGCATATAGCGTGCCATATAAACCACAAAGTGGTTCAGCCAGTTCAATGGCCAAGGCAACGGTCGCATGTAATCTAAAAACAAAACAACGCGGTCTCTGTCTGTAGCGTTAACCGCGAAATGCTCATACGTGTCATCAAAGACAACGCAATGACCTTCTTTCCATTTGTACTCTTGCTCGTTAACAACAAGCGTACAGCCACTTCCCCCAGTCGGAATATCTATTCCTAGATGAATCCTTAATATGCCACACCACGGACCTTCATGAGGCATCAGCATTTTCTTAGGACCAATCACTGAGAAGTACGCAGATACGATATTAGGATCTGCATCCAGTATTCTCATGGTTTTAGGAAACTGCTCACAGTTCTTTTCAAACCGGATCTTCCCGGCCTTCAAGAAAAACATCTTCCACTTGTCATCGTTCGATATGTAGATCTGATCAGGGCTTATATCCTGAAACGGCGCAAAGTCTTTGATGCGCCATCGCAAATCTTCGAACTCATCACGGATAGCCCAATACTTAGACTCAAGTGTTTTCGTGACTGGGAACAATTCATTATCGAAGTACACGCCCCCGCCATGCTTACTAAATCGACGGAATATCGGGCGAAAGAACTTCTCAATTAGCCAGCCGTTGACTTCTATCATCGTGGCTTATACACCCTGCCACAGCTTTTACATTTGATATAAGTCTTTCTAGGGACTGTTTCCCCGCCGCATGAACATTGCATCAGTAATACTCAGCTTTGCGTGTATAGACAGGCTCATCTTCTTCATCTGTCACCAGACGTAGGAAACCACCCTGTCTGAATCTCAGGAGTGCCTGAGTCGAAGAGTCAACAAGGTCATCGTGCTCCCCTGCGGGGAAAGATGCAAACTCTTCTATCACTTCCTCCGCAAACCGTATACGTGGTGCCCAGACCATGCCAGAGGCGAAAAGGTCTGCTACCGCGTTCACACGGGCTATCTTGTCGTTACCACGCGACGGGGTGTATTCAGATACCGGAATACCCATCGCTCGTAATTCGAATATTAGGGGCGTACCCGCCGCCTTTGCTTCCACAATAAACGCATCAGGTTGCCAGTCTGTCCACATCTCGAATGCAGTCTTCTTTAACTCTGGGAACTCTAGGCGTTCTTTGTAGGCATCGAGCAATATAATGTTAGGTTGCTCTGTACCTGTGTCATCAGGCCAGTAGAACACGCCCCACGTTGTACACGCAGAGAAGTCTGATCGTTGTGTTTTAAGGAATGCCGTATCCCATGATTGAATAATAAATTCACAGGG